CAGGAGGTAAATATGGAACAAATAGCAGAAATGGTAAAGGAATGGCAGAAAACGAAGTCTATTAGGCTTGCATACGAAATCTGCCAGAAACTCGCAAAGGAGCAAGCATAATGTCAGGCACTAAGGCCGGAGGGGTAAAAGCGGCGGAAACAAATAAAAAGCGTTACGGCTCGGACTGGTACGCAAGAATCGGCAAAATTGGCGGCCAAAACGGCAATACTGGCGGATTCGCAGCAAATCCAGAGCTTGCAAAGATAGCTGGCTCGAAAGGTGGCAAGATTAGCCGCCGTGGGCCGTCTAAAAAGTGGAACAAGTACGAAGAAGCGGAAAAGAAGTAATGTATATCGAATTAAACGGCGATGCTTGGAAAAAGTTTGTAGAGTTCTTCAGAAAAGAAAAGGGCTATACGGACTGGTCGGAGGACGAGATAGACGATACTCGAACCGATGACGATATAGCCGAGTTTATCGTATGGCTAGTCGAACAACTAGAAAGAGAATAGATGGAACACGAAAAGATTAAGGCCAGATGGGTAGAGCGGAAGTGGCGCAAGTACGTTGGCGAAGATAACGAATGGCTAGACTCTGGCCATATCTACCTAGGCAACTACCTAATATTCGAGCAAGCAACGCTCGTATTCATTCCGGCCAAACAGAAAGTGTTTCAAACGCTAACTAAGAATTGGGAGGACTTAGAACAATGTTGTATATCGCATCGCAAATCTTAGGCTGGATCGCAACAGTATTCCGTGCAGGCGGTATGTTAGCCAAAAAGCAGATGACAATTAAGCTGCTAGTATCGGTCGGCAATCTAGGCTGGCTACTATCGGGTATCTTAACCGGCAATATACCGCTAATTGTGTCTAATGCGCTCTGCCTAGTCGTAATGGTAATTGAGCTAATAAGGGGCAGGAAATGCCAAAAACAAAAGAAATAACTCCAAAGCAGCAGAAGTTTGTAGCAGAGTACGTAAAGAACGGCGGCAATGCTACGGCAGCCGCCAAAGTGGCCTATCCAGAGCAAAGCGATAAGAGCGCAGCGCAACAGGGGTGGCAGAACCTACAAAAACTAGAATTAGCAAAAGCGATTAGGCAAGAGTTCGCAAAGCAAGGGGTAACGCTCGATAAAGCTATCCGTCCTATCGCAAAAGGGCTAGAAGCTAAAGACAAAGACGGCAACGATGACCTACAAAAGCAGATGATGGCGCACGATCGTTGGCTCAAGGCTTCAATGCTAGACCGAGAAGATGGCTTGCAACTCAATATCGAGAACGCTAAGGGCATAGAGATAACATTTAAGAACTTTAGGAAAGACGATGAAGCGGAGAATAATAGTTAGCATCTATGACGACCATCTTAGCATAGGGCAGGCTATCAAGCTGCTAGATGCAGTAGAGTTCGACAAAAGCAAGGCCGATGGCGACTGGAAGCACGGTTGCTTATGGGTAATGAGCGATGGGCATATAGTCAATGTCGATGCAGAAAAGAACAAAGGGAGCATAAAGTTCGACATATGGAGCAAACACAATGACTAGCGAAGCAGATTTACAAGTGCAAGTAGCAGACTACCTACGCTTGCAGTATCCAGATGTTATGTTTCACAGCGACTACGGCTCTGGTATCAAGCTAACGATGGGGCAAGCTATCAAGCAGAAGCGACAGAACGGCGGCCGCAGAGCGTGGCCAGATATGTTTATTGCAGAGCCAACATATTGCAAAGGTTGGGTAAAGATAGTAAAGAAGCTAAACGCAAAGCTAGAAGATTTTGATAGTGCGCCTAAGTTTGAACTTAAAGAGAAAAAATACGGCCTCTTTATTGAGCTCAAGAAAGCCGGCACTCGTATTTACAAGAAAGACGGAACGCTGGTAGCAGACGAGCATATTAGAGAGCAATTCGATATATTGGAGCAACTTCGCAAGCGTGGCTATGTAGCCGAGTTTGCTTGCGGATTCGATGAAGCAAAGAAAATTATAGACGAGTATTTAGCAAAATGAAGATTTTAATACAAATGACCTACGAGTGCGCTATTGGCGGCATAGAAACGGCTATGTACCAGTTCGCACGAAGATTCGGCAAAGACTACGAGCTAGAGTTTGTAATAAACGCTAAAGCAGACGGAGCAGATGCACAACTAGATCGCTTGCGCCCTTATGGCAAAGTTACTTTCGACCCAGGCAGAGAGCAACTATATGGCGCAGATATAGCGCTCGTATTCACTCCTATTATGCAGAGTGTGCCGTGGGATAATATCGTAGCAAGTAAGATATACCAAGTAATCCATAGCGACTTATCAGGGCTTAAAGAGCTACCACAATGGGCAGACTTTACCTGGACTCCACCAAGCAAGCTAGACGGCATTATTAGCGTATCGGAAACGGCACAAAAGGGGCTTAAAAAGGCTCTCGGCTTAGATTCTATCGTTATTGAGAATGTTTTTGACTCGCCAAGTAATAACAGGCGAGTTTTTTGCTTTATGAGTAGAAGTACCGAGGAAAAGGGCTTCGACAAGGCTCTGGCACTTATGGACAAGTTCGAGCAAGCAGGCAAAGACTATCTATTTATTATTGCGAGCCAGATTGACCCATACGGGCCTTATTGGGAGCGTATAAGTCGTAATCCTCGCTATGTATATGCCAACGCTAATATCTACACGGATTCGCTAATAAGGGGCTGCGACTATCTCGTATCTCTTAGCTCGTGCGAAAGCTGGGGATATTCAATAAGAGAAGCTCTAGCTAACGGAGTGGCCGTGATTGGCTCTAAGGGAGTGCCAGAGATTGAGCGAGTGGTAAAGGACGGCATGAACGGCTATCTGATTGACAGAAACTTAACCGATGTCGATAGCGAGAAGATAGACGAGATTTTTGAAGTAAAACCGAATCCAGCTTGCTTGCCTATACTCGGCAACGGAAAAGGCGACACGGAACGCTGGGAGCAGTTATTTAGAGGAGAGTTACTAACATGAAGATTAAAAACTGGTTTATTCTAGCAGGCGGAAGCGCAACACGCTGGCAAGGCTATCAAGGCGAAAAGAACAAATGCTTTGTGAAGATTGACGGAGAGCGCCTTATTGACCGCACAGAGCGACTTTTGAAAGAGAACGGCATAACTAATATCGAGATAGTTTTAGAGGGCTACAACAGCAAACGAGAGGCCTTTGAGGGTATCGCAAGAAAGAGCAAGGGAGCTTTTGGTATATTACTAGGCGATTGCTACTATACCGAGGCAATTATTAAAGATGCCGTGAACAGAGATGTAAAAAGCTGGAAGCATTACTATTGCCCACACGGCAACCCCTGGACTGGCTGCCCATGGGAGGAGGGCTATATCCATCTAGTGCCGCAGCGCAAGTGGTGGCTAGATAAGATGGCAGAGTTTAACAAGAAGTGCGACTCTGGCGAGATTGAGTTTAAGAAAGACTATCAGATAGACCGTTACTTGAGGGGCTTAGGCCAAGACGATTACAGGCCGAACGAACTAGACGAACACGATATATACTGGTGCGATGAAACGGACGACCTAGACTATCCGAACGATTACGATATGTTTATGGCAAGGCACGAAGCCAACAAGCGTGGCGAGCGCCAAGACAAGCTAAGTATCATAATTCCGAACTGGAATAATGGTAAAACTATCGGCAGACTGCTCGAAAACCTAATGTCGCAAAAGGTAAACATAGACAGAGCCGTAGAAATTATCGTAGTAGATGACGGAAGCACAGATAATTCGAGAGAAGTTATAGAGAAGTTTGGCCTAGTGCGCCATATATACCAACCGAATAGAGGAGTATCGAACGCTCGCAATGTTGGGCTAATGGCAAGCACGGGCAAATATATAACCTTTATTGATTCAGACGACAACGTAGAATCTGGCTATATTCGCACGGTATTTAGCGAGATGGATAGGGGCTACGATTACTGCGTATTCCCATGGATTGACGACAGAAGCGGCGATACAAAGTTTCTATTCTTTGATCTAGTAGGCAACGCTGCTGTATGGGCTTATGCGTTTACCTGGCACACTATTGGCGATGAACGCTTTAGAGAAGATCGGAACGTGGCCGAAGATTTAGACTGGCTACAACGTGTCGTAGTCCCAGGCAAGAACAGAGGGCTATCCGACAAGCCTATTTATCATTACGATTGGAACGCTAACCCCGACTCGCTCTGCAAGAGATTCAACAGGGGCGATATTAAAAAGGAGCGCTAGAGATGGCGAAGTATCGAGTGCATGGCGGCGGTTGGTATGTTTATTACTACAACGACAAAACAAGAATAGGCAGATGGGGCATAGATGGCAACAAGGTAAAGGGCGAGCGTGATTTATTGACCGCCGAAGAAGCAGACAAGGTTATAGCCGGCAACGAAGCTAGATATATGAAGATGGGCAACGTGTTTAAGGAGCGAGTCGAAGATGGCGAAGAACGATAAAACAGAGCTAATGATTCCAGAGCAATTTAGAGAGTTATTCCAGCCGAGCCAACAATGGCGACATCTTATATACAAAGGCGGTCGCTCGTCTGGCAAGTCGTATCAAGTAGCGCTATCTAGGCTTATTCTAGGCTCGCAGAAGAAGCTAAGGGGGCTTTGCACTCGTGAGTTCCAAAACTCTATGGACGACTCCGTAAAGGCGCTTCTAGCTGACCTAGTGGCCAAATACGATATGCGAGATTGGAAAGTGCTAGACAAGGAGCTGCGCAACTTGCGTACAGGCTCGGAGATTCACTTTAAGGGCTTGCACAATAACGAGCAGACTATTAAGTCGTACGAGGGTGTAGATTGGTGCTGGGTAGAGGAGGCGCAAAGCGTATCTGCCGACTCTATCCGTACACTCGTGCCTACTATTCGCAAAGAGGGTAGCCAGATTATATGGACGTATAACCCTCTGACAGAGCATGATCCAGTAAAGACAGAAGTAGAAGATAGGTATAAGGCTCGTGGCACGGCTTATGTGTGCCATATCAACTCCGAGGACGTAGAGGAACTGCTAAGCCCTGAAATTATCGAAGAACGAGAAGCTATGCGTGTAGATAATCCCGACTTATTCGCTCATGTATGGCTAGGACAACCACTAACAAGCAAAACAGGCTCTGTATTCGGCAATCAGCTCGCAAGGGCAGAAATGGACGGCCGAATTGGCAATGTGCCTTATGACGCAAGCGCCGGAACGTACGCTGTATTCGACTTAGGTATTAGCGACTCAACGGCAATATGGTGGTATCAGATGATTGGCCGAGAAATCCACCTTATTGACTACTACGAGAACTCTGGCGAAGAATTAGGCCACTATATATCCATGCTCCATAACAAGGGCTACAACTATACGACAATCTACCTGCCGCACGATGCCAAACAGAGAGAGCTGCAAACTGGAAAGACTCGTGTAGAGTTTTTCGAGGATAACGGCTTCCATAATATCGAAGTATTGCGCCCTACAAACTTCAATCTAGGCGATGACGATATTAACCTTATCGCACGTCCAGCCTTTAGCCGTGTCTGGATTGATCGGGAAAAGTGCCAGCGTGGGCTAGAGTGCCTAAGAGCCTACCACTACGAGTATGACGAGAAAAACAAGCTGCTAAAGAGCAAGCCCGAGCATGACTGGAGCAGCCACGCAAGCAGCGCCTTTATCTATGCCATGATGGCCGCTACAGAGTGCAGCGAAGAAGCGCAGCAAATAAATATAAAGTTCAAGACCTACGTGCCTAAAGCGTTCCGTCCGAAGTCTAGCAGTAGCAGCGGCAATTGGTGGTAGTTTTTGCGAATGTGGTACAATATGGGTAATGGCGATGTGTCGATAGACATAATGGCAAAGAAAGCCGCAAAATCTAGCGATGCAAAAAAAGACAATCCAGTTTTAAGCAGATTCCTCAAGTATTTTACTGACTCCTGGACTTATGCGCAGCAGAACTACCACCAAACATGGGAGCGCAACTGGAAGCTCTATAGAAATATTAGAACAGAGAAAAACCACCCTGGCACTATTGAGTGTTTCGTGCCGATGGTAAACAGTACAGTAAACACGATCGTAGCTAGTCTGTTCAACTCCAACCCAACCGTAAAATATATCCCTAACCGTGCCGACCAGAACGAAGAAACGGATATATTAAACGATGTTTATCAAGACTTCGCTCGCCGTGATGGCTGGGCGCTAAAGAATAAGATTAACGGCCGCCAGGGCGTAATTACTGGCAATTATTTTGCATATTATGAATGGCAGCCGGACGATAACGGCGGATTCGTACATAAAGAGATTATCCCTATTCGTGATGCTGTTCTCGACCCTAATGCGCACAATATAGCCGATGCAAAATACGTTGGCCGCAGATTCTTTACTAGCAAAAAAGCGCTCGAAGATACTCTCATTTACAACCCAGAAACTGGTAAAATGGAGAAAAGGTATAAAGACCTCGAAAATGTATCGGAAAACGCTTCAGACGGCGGACTAGATGCGCAGAGCGACAAGGCTATTAAAGACACGGCACTCGGCTCTGTATCGCCAGACAAGGGCGCACAAGTCGAAGTTATCGAAATCTGGACTCATGAAGAAGTTTGCGTTATTGCCAACAGACTAACAGTTATCGAGCATCGAGAAAACCCATATTATGCGCTCAATAAGAGCAAGTTCGAGCAGCGCAAGCTCGAATGGGACTTGCAGCGCCTACAGACCCTACAACAGACCGCCGGCGCTAAAGATATTGGCGAGTTCCAAGAGGAGTTCAACAAGCGCAACGCAGGCCTAATTCCATTTGCGCACGGTTGCGACTATCCAGACGTTTCTCTTATCTACGGCTCTAGCGATGTAGATATTATCGCTGACGAGCAAGAGTTATTGAATACGCTAACCGAACTCAACGTAGAGGCCGTGCTTTACCAGCTATTCCCAGAGCGCCGTATTGATCCAAAGTTTGCAGGAAAGTTGGACAATCTCGACCCATTCCCAGGCAAGGTTTACCCACTACCAGTTGGCGCAATGGACTGGAACAACCCACCAGCAATCCCAACTAACGCATTTGCAGAGCGTAACAACCTCAAGGGCGAAATCAGAGAGGCCGCTAGCGTATCAGAGATTAGCAAGGGCATTACAGCCACCGACACGACCACGGCGACCGAAATTAAGGCTATGCTCGGCCAGGCAGATATTCGCATTAGGGAGAAAGCCGACAACCTCGCACAAGGTTTCTTTATGCAAGAAGCTACAATCGTCTTTAAACTTCTAAAACTCTACGCAGACGAGCAGTATATGATTCGCAAAGTTGGCGAAGATGGTATTAAGTTCGAGAATGTAGAGATGTCTAAGTTTATCGGAGATTATACCCCGATGGTAACGCTAGACGTACAGGCACAACTCGAAAAGAGCGAGAAGCAAGAGGCCTACACGAACGCTTATCAGATGATTATTGCAGACCCAACCAACAACCTGACCGAAGCGAAGCGAATCATGTATCCGAAGATGATGCCAGACCTCTCGCAAGAAGAAATACAGGCGATTATCACCCCAACGGCGCAAGCAATGCCACAACCAACCCCAGAAATGCAGAATATGGCCGCACAAGACATGATGAGCGCAGACATAATGCAACAGGAGCAATTAAATGCAGAACCAGCTCTCTAAAGAGGAGCAGAAGATTATTAACCGCTGGCTACGTACCGATACAGGCGCAAAGCTACTACAAGCCATTAAAGAGTTCGAGCAAGCGCACTTAGATTGCGCAAAGCTCGGGCTACAAGGCAAAGGCAACGACTATATCGCAAACAAGGTGGCAGCGGCCGAAGCAGTAGAGCAAATATACCTATGGCTTAAACCACCAGAAAACGAGCCGGACGGCGAAGAACAGTAAAACAAACCACGACCAAGCACTTTAACAACAGGACTAAGCATAATGAGCCAACAAATCGGCACTACAAAGTAAATATTACTTAAAAATCCAGCAAATAGGGCTGGCGCATCGCCAAATGTGGTAGTGCCGAGCTGTTGGTAGGGGCAACCTTACCAAAGCAACCATTAAATAATTTTAGGAGAGTTCATGGACGAACAAACTGGAACTGAGGACGCTCTTTTTGAAGCCTCGGACATGGAATCGGTAGCTAACGATACCACGGACGAACAAGCAGAGGAAGAAAACGGCTCGGCAGTAGAGGCAACCAATGAGCAAACAGATAGCGAAGAAGTCGCTAAAGATGAGCCAGCCGTTGAATCTACGGGAAAAACACAAACTGGCGATGCAATAGACGAGTTTCTAGCGAAAAAAGGTATTGATCCAAGCGACCCGAACGCAATTCGGAAAATCGCAGATATGTACCGCAATTCTGAAAAGTTGGCTTATAACAAGTCGCAGCAAACGGCACAATTGCAGAGGCAACTAGCCCAGCAAAACCAACAGACGGCCGTACCTGACCAAGAGGCGCTCAATAGAGTACGCTCCCTTGAAATCCAAATGGGAACTAAAGAGTGGAAATCTACGCACAATCTTAGCGAAGATGACGAACAAAAGATGGTGGAGTTTATCAACCAACCTATCGTCGATAACCTAGGAAATCCGAAGATTAACCCGCTTACTGGAACTCCATATACCAAAGGTATGCTAGTCAATAACGGTGTGCTAACCCTTGATGACGTTTACCGTCTTTCTGGCTGTGGCGTAAAACAAGTCGATGACCTAAAGGCAAATCTTCGCAAGGAGATTGAAAACGAGATGGCTGCTAGACAAGCTGCTAAAAGACCGAGTAGCAACGCTACTAACTCCACGCAGTTTGGCAAAGCCGAACAAGACGACCCATTTTTAACTGGACTGTTTGGCGAATAATTTAACCGTTCAATACTTTAGGAGATAAATTAAAATGGCTATCAATCTAGCTACCAAGTATGCTGGCAAGCTCGACCAGCTCTTTACGGCCGGCTCTTATACCGATGCTTACATTAACAAAGATTATGACTTTACCGGTGCAAAAACCGTTGAGGTTTATACCGTTTCTACTGTCGATCTATCTAACTATGATCGTACCTCGACTGGCGACCGCTTCGGTGGCAACAACGAAATCCAAGATGTCGTAACTGCTTACACTATCGGCAACGATAAGTGCTTTAAGCTCACGATTGACGAGGGCAACTACCAGCAGCAGGCACTCGCTAAGAAAGCTGGCGAAGTTCTCAAAGCTCAGATGGAAGAAAAGGTTATTCCAACTGTCGATGCTAACCGCTTGCTCAAGGCTGCTATCGGCGCTGCTGCTGTTTCTCAATACTACGCTCCAACCGCTAACGATGCTTACGGCGATGTTTTGAAGATGAGCGCAGCTCTTGACGAGGCT